GTCTAAGGTCGTTAATCTTAGACCGACTTTCGTCAGCTATATGTCGCCATATAGATCAGACCATATCTTCACCCTATTTCTAGGGGCTGTGCGCTTCGGACTACTTAGCCCTACTCCATTTCTGGATGGTCGTTGCACCTTCCTCTTTCGAGGCTTGGCTCAGGATTGTCTACTAGAGATGTTCCCTGAGTTCACACAGTTTATTTTGACAGATTACTCTGAAAAGACACCATCACTTAATGTCTGCAACCGATTCCTTCTTTCCGACCTGATCATATGTAGTATAAGTCGTCATAATTGTTTCCTTTCAATGACTTACGTCATTAAATTAAAGTTAAGATTGAAGTGGAAAGACTAGGTTTCCCAACGTGCCATTAGAGCATCTGCAATGTCATCCATGCCACCGCCGTACTTAGGATTATCTCGAAGTTTCTGCTGTGCCTTTTGAGCATTAGCCTTCTTGATCTGAGTTTTGGTGGGTGGGGATTTCTTAGAACTCAAAACTTTGGTCTTCTTTGTCTTTTTGATCACTTTTGCTTTTGCCTTCTTTGATTGGGCCGTTGCTTTAGATTCATCATAAAGACGCGCCTTGTTAATCAGCATGATCACATTTGGATCTGTGTACTGATCGACTTCGTGTTGAGGTAGACCGTTCTTGACTGCATACGTCCTGATGTCGTTGTACATGTCGTTGCCCCAGTCTGGCATTGTGTCCTCGAGCACACGAATACAATCTTTCGCGGCTGCTTGAACTGCAGACTGACGCTTCGCTTGCATATCTTGCAGCAAGGCGTTGCTTTCTTCTTCGAGGAACTTTACATCCTCTTCGGCCTGTTTCGCGTCCTGTCTCAGTTGGGCAAATGTTTCCACGTCCATCTGTGACTGAGCGATCATCATGTCCATATCTGCATATGGCTTTAATCGTTCTTTAGCGCGATCTAAGAGTTTCTGGTATGACGCTGTAGTCCTCACAAAGTCTTCCTCTGCGATTTTACGTTGGTCGGCTAAGTCTTGAGACTTTCGGGTGAGAGATGCTTCCTGACCTGCCAGTCGTTTCAGATCCTTTACAGATACCTGTTGAGTCTCACCGTTAACTTTGACTTCGACCATTGTATCGTCCGAGGCGACTTTCACTTCTTCAGTGTCTTCGTCTTCCTCTTCGTCCTCGTCGTCGACTTCTTCGTCTTCGGCTACATCTTCCTCTTCGTCAGGGTCTGCTTCATAATCTTCGACTTCTTCGAGATCGTCTGCTTCCTCAGTTTCAACTTCTTCTACGTCTGTCTCAGCGACGTCTTCAGTTGTTGCCTCCACTTCTTCGTCTTCAGATGGCTTTTCAGCGTCTTCCCAACGATTTAGGATGGCGTCAGCCGCGTCACTGAGATCCAGTGCGCGAGGTTCAGATTCGGTCTTTTGCACGTCTGACATGGTGCTATTCGTCCTCTTCTTGGCTAGTGTCGCCTTGTTCTTTAATGCTATCTCGCACCGCGACCTTATGTTTAAAATGGTTCACCACGTCGACTAATGCTCGATAGTGGCGATAGGAAGTCTCACGTTTTTCAGTCTCGTGAGGCTCAGTGTTGACAAAGACTTTGAATGCCTCGTCAACAAGTTCATTAATAGTGACGTTGAAAGTCGAGGATCCTAAGATTTGCTCGGCATCATCACCTTGTTTAATCATTTGCTCTTCTTGTGTAGTCATGGTTTTCCTATCCGTTAGGGCTTGCTATTGCTCGGACGTCTTCAGCCTGTCTAGCGATCTCGAGTTCTTCGAGGTTCACCATTTCTTTATGCTGTTGTTGGCTCTCTTGGAGATCCATCTTGTCCGACTTAAGGGCGTAATCTTGCTCGGCCTTGAGTTTATCAAGTTCGAGTTTCATACGACCAATCTCTGCTTCATAGGCTGCTTTCTGTTCTGCAACCTGAGTTTGACGATCAGAAATCTCCAGTTGCTTCTGCGCCATTTGCATTTGCATCTGTTGATTTGGATCTGGTTGTGGTGGTGGGATCATCTTAGGATCTTTCAAGAAGTCAGATACGTTCTTGATCCCTGACATATCTAGGATCTTGGCAAGCATCTGATGCTTCTGTTCTGGTCCGTACATGCCGCCTAAACTTGGGTCCGAAGAGAACAGTTGATGAAACGCCAGATACTTCTGGATCTGTGTCTCCTGTTCACCGTAACCGAGGTTGAACTCAACCATCACGTCACGCTTGTCAGTCCACTGTGCAGGTGTAACTTCCACATAGTTACCTGCTAACTCAACGATCTTTTGCTCTGTCTCATTCTCTACGCAGATCTGGTAGACCTTGAGAAAGAGAGGTTTAAGGAAGTTATTAGCGAAGTTTCTAGCAATGATCTTTTGTCTTTGTTGTGACATCGAGGCCAGTTGTTCAACCATTGCGGCTGAGTTTTGGTGACTGATGGCATCCTTGTTTAAGCCTTGGCTAAGACGTGAGACGCCAGAAGTATCCTCTTTGTCTTGGTCCAACATACTTATCGTTTGGAACACAAATGGATTGAGGCTTGCTTGTGGCATCGGGTTGATTGCGTCGGGCCTAGTCACATTGACAATGCCGCCCACCCTATTGTCGATGAGTTCGCGTGGATTCGTAAGACCACCTTTGACCACTGTATATCTAGGGTTGTTTGTAACCATAGCGTGATCGAGGATGGAGCGTGTCAGAACTGTACGAGCATTCTGTATCGCAACTAGTTTGTCAGCAAAGTTATTACCATGGAAAGCATGTGGAATAGGCAAAGGCACGAAAGCCACGAATGGCAATCTTGAAACCTCTTCACACTCCAACAAAGTACCACCGGACTTGACGATACGATAAAGAGAACACACGCCCTCTCCGTACTTATCGAGTTCCATAAAAGCCTCGACCACTGTTACCTGTCTGGACATCTTTTGGTTACTGTTTGCATTGAAACCACGGTCTGCGCCGATCTCGTTAAAACGCGATAAGATCTCTGGATCGTTGTCGAAGTCATTGTCTTCGTCGTTGATGTCCATGACTACGTCTTCGTCATAGCCCATCTCGATTAGATCGGAGAGTGACTTCTTGGTTCTGTGTGCCAGAAACATAGCACTTTCTAGTGACTTACACTGGGGTTCAATGAGAAACTCTTCGGGTGCAACGGCTTCTATCTTGACCTGTGATGTGTCTCTGTAGATCCGTAGTTGACCACTGTTTAATCCATATTCTTCGTCTGTCTCGATTTGTTCGATCTCAGTCATCTCGTCTGCAAGACGCATGTCGAGTTCTTCTTCTGTAAGATCCTCGATGTCTTCTAGGTGACTGTCTGTGCTTTGGTCCCAGTAGACTTTACACAGCCCTGCTCTGGCAATCAGACCATCGTGAATCACGGTTTGCATCGTTTCGAAGAGATTATTTTGGCGGTGAAGGACGTAATCTGTGTACTCAGTAGCTAAATCAGCCATCTGTACGTCATCGACATTTTGAGGTGTGAAGCGAAGAGTTTTGTTACCTGTGCTAAAAGTCTCGAGTAGTGCAGCCTTCATTGACTCGACGGCATCGTAGACGTCCTGACTGACATACTTTGAGTTACCGTCATGTGCAGGTTTAGGTAGATGGGCTGAGTAGTAGTCCATAACCTTTTGGCGTTCTTTAGACAGTTCACTGTCGTAGTAGCCTATTGATCGTCTCAAGTTCTGATCGACTAATGAGAGGATCTTCTCGTCATCAAGTTTTTGTAATTCTTCTGATTTCATATCTAAACCATCTCAATGTAAAATTCATCGACTGCATCTATTGGTGTCCACACACCTTCGTGAATGTGATTGGCGAGTGCTAAACTCATCACACAGTCGTCATAGCATCCAGATTCAGCCTCCATGCCACCGCTATTGTTGACGATGTATGTGAGCATTTCTCGGATAGTGACCTTGTCGTTAAGTTCGATTGTTCCATCCCTAGACGCTGCTCGAAGTTCATCGATGACCAGTGGTTTAGTTTTGGAGGTGGTTGTGAAACCGAGTTTTACGGTCTCTTTATCTGTAAGTTTATCAATTTGGATCTCGGTGTAGAAGTTTGGATAAGCCATGTCCTTCCCGAGCCTTGTGCAGGTCAGTATGCCGTGACTGTTGTTCTCTACGATTATGAGAGCCTCGTTGAAGAACTCACCGAGAGCAAAAAGAACTGTTGCAAAGTAGTCAGGATGTACTCTGGCTCGATATGTGGCTACTTGCCTTTTCTTCGAGTCCAAGACTTGCGCGACAGACCAGTCGCCACCAGAAACACCCATCGCAACATCTGCGCCAATAGTGTATCTCTCTCCGGCATCATGTTTCTTGTAGAGTGATAGTTCGCCTCGAGGATTCTCTAACCACTCATCGCCTTCGAGCGCCAGTCTATTGATAGGATCTGGAGCATCGTCGAGAGCCTCTTGTAAGGTCTCTGGGCTAAACACTGGTCTACCAGTTGTGAGAAAGGCTTCGTCAGCCTCGATAGGATACTCTTGTCTAAATAGATCAATTCCGTTCTGAGCGATCTTGCGTCGTCTAAACATGAGTTGCTCATCATCGAGTCCATACTTCTCAACTAGTTCTTCCTCTTCTAGTGTCTGTTCGAAGTTCTTAGGAACTGGTTCCCGATAGTCGGGGTCCAAATGCCAAGGGATGAACACTGGGATGTATCCGTTAGTTCCCTCGACGGCTCCTCGCCACAAGTCATAGAAGACACCACTAACACCGTTAGCCGTGCTCTCTACAAAGATCGCAGTTCCCTTTTTGTTTGGGACCGCTTGTGTGAGGCCGTTCCAGTTCTCTAGCGCCGTGGACTTAGACCAAAACGCTATTTCGGAAGCATGAACATGGGTTAAAGTTTCACCTCTACCAATACTTTCACCACCTGCCGTAGCCACAACATAAGAACTGTCTAAGACATCAAATGTAAGTTCACGGCGAGATGAGTATTTAGTGTGAGGCTTGAGTAACTCAGGACAGTTCTCATGATAACGCTTAGTCATGTCGAACAAGGCTCTAGTACTGTCAGAATGGTGAGTGATCACCAGTGCCTTACAAGCCTTACGTTGAGACACATTGTGGTAAAGATAGCCACCGCA